ATCTGGTATTATACCCTATACCCACATTTTTTTTGGCGGAGTGTTTCTTGTCGGAGAAGTTTTACATTAGACGAGCGTCCAAGCCACGCCGACGACCCGCACCCGTTCCAGCACCCGTTCCAGCACCCGTTCCCGCACCCGTTCCAGCACCCGTTCCAGCACCAGTGCCGTAGCCTACGGCGGACATACCCTTACGGAGCATACCGAGGTGCCCGTGTTCGGGGAGCATACCCTTGATGTGCGAGACAATCGGCTTCGTGGCGTGGTAAATCTCCTTCGCCTTGGAGAGCACATTGGCGAGGGAACCACCCATACCTTGACCACCGACATAACGCTGGAGCATATCACGAGTGCCTTGGGGAGCCAGAGGAGCGGAGATAATGTCTTGCTCGGAGAGGACACCCTTGATGATGCGGGACGAGCCACGAATGCTCTCAAAGAAGCCGCTGTTTGCCGTGATTACATAGAGTTGGACACCAGACTGGGCGACCGCCGAGGTGTTCTTAATCGTTAGATTGAACTGGAAGGTAAAGTTACCTACCAAACTCGGTGCTTGACCCGTCTGTAGGGTAATGTCTTGCGAAGGCTTGAGGACCAGCAGACCGCCAACAAGGGGAACACGACCCGCCGCCGCACCACCGAAGTTCTGGGGAGAACCGCCAAGTGTGCCCGTCTGGAGAGACGCCGAGGAGTGACCCTCACCCACCCACGAGTTGAAGTCCATATCCAAGCCGTTCTTCACGCACATCGCATACAACTGCTCCGCCGTCTGCGAAGATAAGAGACCCGAGAAGTTATCAAAGTTGATGTTGATAGGGTTGCTGACGCCGTCCGCCGCCGTCGCCACGGGGAAATACCAGTCACCCTCGTTCGCACCATACGACTGGGGCTTCACATAGATGATGAATAGGTCGGGTATCTGGGGTAGCGTAATCGTCTGGGACTGGATTTGCTGGACGGCACCCGCACCAATCGCCGCACCTTGGTATTGAGTAATGTAACGAGGGAACTCCATATAGGGCACTACGCTCTTGGGCGGCAGTGGGACATCAAGCGACGGCGTTAGGAACTGGACATTCACACGAGAGTTGGCGAATGAACCGCTGGACGAGGTGGCGTTGTAGCCGACCGACGAGATGGTCGCACCATAGCGAGTTGTGGAGCGGACAATGCGTGTCGGGGCTTGTAAGTTCATAATCAGTTGAATGTTATTTATGCCGAACAGACCCGTGTCCCACTCGTGCGTGTCGGAGAAGGTGAAGGGCGACAGAACCAGTTTCTCCGTGGAGCCCCAGCGGAAGTAGATGGTCTGGCTGACTACATCAGCGACACCAAGGTTCGTCCAAGCGGGAGAAGCGGGGGCAGTTCCAAGGACGGGCGTCACGGCTAACCAGAGTGTGCCTTGGTCTTGGACAAGGTTACCCGCCGCATAGGTGACGGCGGGAGCCCAGACCTTGGGAGCCACGGGGACACCATTCAGCGAGGAGTAAGTCGCACCAGTAAAGGCTGGGAGGGCAAGGGTGTATGAGGAGCCGAGCGGGTTGCCTTGGGCGTCCGTGTAGATTACATTATACCAAGCACCATTGGGCGTCTCGGCAAAGTCCGAGGCATTCTCGTAACCAGCAATCGGGTTATTGACGGCACCAGCGGCGTCGTTGTAAGACTGATACTTGTCCAGCATTGTCGGGCAAGTCCGCTGGAGGCGGTTCTTCTTGTAGTCCGTCATACGGAGAACCTCCTTCAGCACATCTTGCGAGTTGATGACGCTCGTGGTGTCGTTAATCGTAGCCGTTAGCGTGGAGCAGAGAGAGTTGAGCGGGAAGGCACACAGAGACCAGTCACGACCATAGGTCACAAGGGGCTGACCCGCAATGGGAGGGTTCTGCTGGAGAGCGTTGAAACTCATAAAAACAGTAGAGGACCACTCCAGACCCCTATCTACATACACATTCTCGCTCGGGACATAGATGTTGTAGGTGTGCTGGGACTGGGTCGCCGCAATGGCGTTGAACGGAGCGTTCGTCAGCGAGAGGGCACCCTTCTCAACGGCATACTTCGGGCGAGACTGGACGATGCGGCTATCAAAAACGGCGAGTTTCTCAATGTCGGCACTCATCTGGTATTATACCCTATACCCACATTTTTTTTGGAGAGAGTTAGTTTCGGGGTAAGATGGGCAAGACGGGCAAATCTCAAAGTTGTCCTCGTGGAGGAAAAGTTTGGGAACTGATGGACTTGTCGGGTTGGGTGTCTTGGGTGTCTTATGCCTTTCCGCCTTGGGCGTCCTTTCGCTTGAACATAACTTTGATGGCGACTGATGAAAGGTTGAACATATTGATGGGGTAGAGTTGATTGTCCAAGCGGTTCTTCCAATAGACTTGGATATCAATGTTGCGAATGTCTTGCTTGGAAGTGGAGAAGTCGGAAAGGCGGTATTCGGCAGACGGAGCGTAGTAGATGAACTGGCGGTAGGCTGCCGTTCCGCCCAGTTGGCTCGTGTCCAGTGAGATGTCCGTGATAATAGGCTGGAAAGCAGACTGAACAGTAGCGGAACTCTGCCCAATGTTTCCAGTGCCGAGAACAACGGGAGCACCCGTAGCCTCTGATTTGACGGGCAGAAGCGTTGAGGTGAAAACGATGGACGAGACGGGAGACCACAAACTATCCACTGAAGAGTAGTCTTGCTCCGCCAACCAATAGACCCGCTGAAGGGCGGCGGGGACATAGCCGAGAGGAGGTGCTCCAGCATAGGGAGGTAAGCGGTAGTCCGCAACATTGCGGTAGAACTTGTTGGTGAAAAGGATTTCATTCACATAGCCGTCGGGGACTGAAAGAGAGGGGTAAGGTGAGAAGGTAGGGTCTGCCGCCAAATCGTTCCAGTAGGTGTTGTCGTAGTTGCCGAAGAGACCATACATATTGGCGTTGAAGAAGAGACGAGCATTCGGCGGGGTCGGCTGACCAACAACGGGGTTTGCTGGAGCAACGGGCGTCCAACTCGTCAGACGCTCACCGAAGCCGTTGCTATCTGCTTGAATGATGAACTTGAAGGTGGCTGGGTCAAAAATCATCACTGGGGGATAGACGGCATTCACAAAGTCGCCGAAGGTGGCGTAAGGGAAAGTGAAACCCGCAGAATATAATGTAGATGTGCTCCATTCGGCATAGAACTGGTTGTAAGTGTCTTGGTAGGCACAAGTTGATTGTGCCGTTGGTGCCGCCCCCAGTTGCGTGGGGTCAAACATCGTCTTGTTCCACAAATCCACCCAATGCTGGAAAGTATAGACCCAGTAGTAACGGCTCGTCAAGTCTTGCGGTTGTCCTTGGTTCTCACCCGCCAACACCCAATACGGCGAAATGTCTGGGTATAGAAGGAATGGCGAACCACTTGTGGGCGTTCCAGCCACCCACGAACCACCCAAATCGGGCGTGGGGTTCTGCGGTGCCGAAAAGACGGGAGGTGGGACGGCAACAGAGTTGAAGTAGAACTGACCATTGTATTGGACCGCCGAACCCGCTGGGTAGTTCGCACGACCATTCCACGCTTGAGGAGTAATGGGCTGGTAGAATGGTCCAGTGTATGAGCCCGTGGTTATGACCAACCCTCCCAGTGTTACAATCTGTCCCAACTGGTATCCGATGGTGTTATCATAGACACCTTGGAACTGGTTGTTCGCCATCGTGCGTGGAGTGGGAGCCGCCACTGGATTGCTTGTTTCGGGGACATACTCAATGTAACGGGGAGTAGGACGAGCAGTTATAACATACTGGGTTGCGGCATTGTCGGTGAAGGTCTGCTGGAAACCCACCGCCATAGAATAAACAGTAAGATTAACATTTGTCTGCCCCGTGCCCTCTTGTATCACTGGAATGAACAAAGGAAGGTCCTTGTTCGCTCCGTCCATCGTGAAACGAATGATGGAGAAGTAATAATCCGCTGCGTTCTTGATAATCGCCGTATCACGAGTTTCGTTGAAACGGATTTGCGGGTCTGCTATCGCAACGCCGTTGAAGGTGTTCGCCGTCGTGTTATTCACAATATCAGCATTGTAATACACATAGTCTGGTTCCTCGGCAGTGCCTCCCACTTTCTGAATGCTGGAAGAGAACATCTTATCTATATCTCATAGACATATTTTTTACTTGCGGAGTTTATCGTAGGTGAGACCGCTCACAAAGTTGTCGGGTGAGAGCCCACTCGCATCTACAATCCGTTTGTATTTGTTCAACGAGTAAGGACCATAGAGACATCGGACGACGCAATGACGACCACAAGTGTTGATGGACTGCTTGTCTTGCTGGAAGTCGTGCGTGTTGTAATACACTGGTCGCCCCGACGCTCGTAGCAGTTTTGTAAGGTAAGGTTGGCGTTCGTTCAATGCCTCCAAGCGACTTTGAGGCACACCTTCCTTCTGCTTCTCTGGCTTGTCGCCATATGGGTCAAAAAACTCAATGCCCTTCTTCTTGTTCAGCAGACAACACCAGTGACCCTCCGTCGGCGACGATGTGAGAAAAAGCAAAATACAACGACCCTTGCTATCAAAACACTCGTCTATTGACCTCATCTTCGCCAAATCGGGGTAAGTCTTGATGCTGATGTCGTTTCCCAGTATCTGTCGTATATCACCATCGGACAACGGGTAATCTTTCACATCGTCCAAAGACATCTTATCTATATACTATAGAGAGAATAATGAACTACTCGTCACCATTTGGAAAAGATTGGAAGGTAAAAAAAGATGCTTCCGCCACCGCTGACGCCCCACCCGAGAAGTTCAAGCCAGAGAAACCGAAACTCTCTACCAAAACGGGAAAAGAACTGGTGGAACACTCGTGTAGTCCAACAGAACTTATGTGGATAGAGCGATGGCTTGATAACCTTGTTCGCTCTCGCTCCTTACCACCGCAATGTTGTGGGAAAGATGCTTTTGGTGCCCTAACGAAGTTTCTTGCTCCACAATCTGTCCTTGAGATACTTGAACAACTACGGAAGGACTTCGCAGCCGCTCACCCAAGTCGTTCAAAGGAAGTAGAAGACTTTGGTTTTCTTCTGGCGGTGACGGGGGAAATGAACGCACATCAAAGCCTACCTCTCCCCTACGACCGCAGCAGTCCGAAAGAAGCCGATGACCTTTGATGGCTCGGTAGAGATTGAACAACAAAAAAAGTATCAGCAGAGCCGAGGAACTCAACCCCGCTGATGCCGCAACGCTTGGGAAATCCATCTATTCTACTATAGGAAAATATTAATACGCAACAACTGCCCACGATATTAAGACTTGACTTGGTCCAGAGGGGCTGGTTCCACTATTGGCTACTGTAAAGGTAATAGTTCCACCATTCGCAGCCGAGGGTTGAGCAGCAATCAGCCACGCAGCCGCAGCCTTATTTACATCAGTAGCGGTGTATCCAGTGGCGAACTGAAGAGTTGAGGAAAGTTTTGACCCCGCACCGAGAGAAGGTGATACTCCAGTGATTGATGCCGCATAGGAGTTACTTGGGGCATCTGGTGTCCAAGACAGAGAAGCGTAAGTAGTTAGTCCGCTCGGAAGAGGTGCCGCCGCCGATACAGACCACACAGACGGAGCAGATGCGGGAGGTGTGGCTGATGGACGAGTTGCTAAAATACATATGTAGGTTATGTTACTGCTCAAAACCAACGCTCCAACGGCATACGAAGTGTATTGGTTCCATTGAGAAATGTAAGACATCTATATTATGTCCAGAGAAAAAATGAAGGGTGTATAAGTTGTGTGATGGGTTAAGTAAAGATGCTCTCATCAAGGTAAGACACCCAAGACACCCAGAACGCAAAGTCCTCACGAGG